GTCTACGTCGTAGACGCCCTGCACCGAGAGCGCTGCCTCCCATTGTGACTGCACGATGTCCTGGGAGATGCTGGCGGCGAGAGCGAGCGCCATGGCTTGCGCGGCCGCTGTAACGCCTGCGGATAGGGTTGCGTAGTTGGCGTTGGCATAGAGGGTGATGGCGCCGGTGACGGTATAGTCGACTTCGATCACTGGCTGCACCACCACGCTATCGCACAGGGGGCGGACGGTCTGGGCACTCAAAGCGGCGGTGACGGTCGAGATGAGGCTTCCCGACGCGATGCCGGCGGTATTGGGTGTAGCGGCGGGCTGGCTTACGGGGCCAGTCAGGATGTAGACGGTGACGGTGCCGGGGGTTACTGGCGTGGTGGGAATCTGCGCGTCGACGATGGTGTCGCTGACGTCGAGGGCCAGGGATCGGTATTGGTTCGAAGGTCCGGCAGTGGTGAGATTGTTTGGCGCGGCCTGGATGCGGGTGCGGAAGTGGTTGTCCGTTTCGAGGTCATTTCCGTTCGCCGTCGTGACCGTATTTCCAGCCGTCGAGACCAATGGCAGACTGCCCAGAATGATGCTCACCTGGGGCGGCGTGGTGCTGGCAAGGTATCCGTTGCCGCCAGAGCCTGCCGTAGTGCATGCGGCGTTCACGGAGCCCGTCAAGCCGCCCGCGGGGATGACAAGGGCCTGTGTGGTGTAGAAGACGTAGGTGCCGTCCGTGGTGCCCACAAGGCTGTTCTGCGGGATGGTGGTCGCCGAGACCTGTGCGGCCGAGAGCGTGAATAGGATCGTGGTCGTCGCGGGCTGGGCGGGAAGCCGCGGGCAGTTCAGGTATTCTCCGAGGTAATCCATCATCGGGTATGCCGCGAAGGCGAGAAGGTTCTGCACTCCGCACCCTTGGATGGCATTGCGAATCAGCGTCTCGCGATAGGCGTAAAGGTCGATGAGAAGTTGCTCCACCTGTGCCGGATAGAGCGTACGGCTGGTGGCGAGCTCGTAGGCGGCCACCATGTCATTGAGGACAAGGGATGGGTTGAGGCCGTCCGCATCGTTGACGAAGGAAGGGATGGGGAGGTCGACGGGCACCACCTGGGGCGTGCCTGTGAGGGGAGCGAGCAGATTGGCTGGCACTATAACGGGCAATTTAGTTTCCCCCTACTGCGATGGTTGTCGTCTGGGTTCCGATGGCGGTATTTGGTTGGCTCAGCAGTCCAAGGTTCGGCTGCCATGTGATCGTGACAAGCAACTGGCCGATGAGGTTGGGGTTCAGCGCCGCCACCACGCTCACGACGCTGATGCGCGGCTCCCATGCCTGAATTGCGCCGCTCACCGCCGCCACGATAGCAGGAGCCGCAACAGTGAGGGGCTTATCGAGCCATGTGGTCAAGTCGCAGCCAAAGGTGGGGCGGAATGGATCTTCGCCGGGGATGGTCGTAAAGATGATCTTGAGCGTCTGATGAACGTCCGCGAGCGCCTGCGTTACCTGCCCAATACCAGACCCTGGGCCTCCGCCCGCAGTGGAATCGAGCATCAGCTCCCAACTGGAAGATTGGATGTTGGAGAGCGTCGCGTAGGGGAAGGTTGAAGTCGACATTAGTTATCCGTCTTGAAGAGTGGGCTGGCTACGGTTGCGGCGGTCCATGGCACCGTTGGAGGCGGTCCGGGGCTTAGAACTGGACCATGGGTGTGCAAGTTGAAGGCGGCAATCAAAAGACTGACGAGGGGCAGTGCGTCGGTGAGCGATCCGCCCGCAGCGGAAAGGGTGATGCTAGAGGCCGCTTGCAGGACGATGTTTCCGGTGGCGTCGAGGGTGATGGCGCCGCCCGCCGGCTGGGTGAGCGTGAACGCCGCTCCGGTGCCCAGAGTAACCGTCAGTTCGTGCGAGGTGCGGTCGTACTTTACCGATGTCCCATCGTGGAATCCCACGTAGAAGATGCCCGGCCCGAATCCCGCCGGAGCCTGATCGACGCTCGAAGGGACGCTTCCCACCACGTAGCCGTCTTCATCGTGCGTGTCCATGATGACCGCAACCTGCTCGCCAATGTCCGGCTGCCAGAAGAACTTGTCATCCTGGATCTTCGGAACGATGACGGGAAGCCAGTACGAAACGAGGTTATCGCGATCAGGAAATTGCACGCGCACGCGGTACGGCGGCACCGACTCCAGAGCGTAAACGACCGCTGTCCGGTAGGGTGGGTTGTACTGCCGCGTGTATTTCTCGTCTTCCATCAGTTCTCATCCTCATCCGAGATGATCTGCACGGACCCGGTAGCCGTCACCGTCGTCCGCAAGTCGAGCTCCGTCACGTATCCTTCGTGGTCGATTGAATGCTTGGCTTCTTTCACAATGAATTTTACCGTACTGAATGCGTGTCCGAATCCGGTGAGCGTAACCGCGTTCCCGGTGCGGTAGGCCATCGTTCCTGGAATCGTCATCTCCGCTTTGATCTGGTGCATGTTCGCGGCGTGGAGATGAGACTGAGCCCGGAGTGCGCCTTGCTGCTGGTTCTCGATGCGCTCGATGATCTTGAGGGTGTCCGCAGAGGTGGCGTTCGGGTCCGTCGCGGTCGCGGTGAGCAACTGCTTCGACATCGAATCGTAGTAGGTGGTGATTCCCGAGCCGTAACTGCGCTTGCCGAGGTGCTGCATGTGGATGCGGTAGCGGAGGCAGTTCGTTTTGTCGATTGGGATTCCGGTAGGCGCGGCGCTGTCGAGGGCTGTCCGGCTGTAGAAGTAGAGTTGCGTTCCGCGAATCTTGAACTCGTAGTCGTGAGCGTTGGCGATGCGATGCAGGAATCCGAGGTCGCTCTCCATTCGCTGCGTGAGCCGCGCGTACACCACGTCCGGGTTCACCGCATCCGTGAGCACCGTCATCCCGTACCGCGATGCGATGGTGGTTGCGATCGATGTGAGCGTCTGCCCTTCGTAGGCCATCGACTTTGGCGTGCGCAACGCGTGCGTAAGGCCTGCCTGGATTGCTTTGAGCGTAAACGTGTCCGGGGGGCCGTCGGATTCCCACTCATCCACTTCGAAGTTGCCGCATGAGGTGAGCGGCATCCCCTGATAGCCGATGGCCAAGCTCATCGCGGTGCCAACCTTCGGAGGGTTGTCCTGGAAAGCGTGGTGGACGTCTTCGAGAACGACTTCGATCGTGCTCGCCTTGCCGCTCAGAGCTTCGTTGTACTTGACGTGCAGCGCGTGGGGAAAGAGATTTCCCGTTATATTCACAGATCCTGCAAATAACTGCCAAGCTGGGACGTAAATGCTTGAATTTGCGCTCATGCAGCACCTACAATGAAAGAGCCGAGGCGCTCGCGAAAGCGCACCCGGCTCAACACCGAAGTTCTGAGGGAACAACGATGCCCGGTATCAAGTCTAGACATATTCCGTGGATTGAACAATCTATAAAAACTCACAATTCTGATGAGTGCCTGCTTTGGCCATTTGCTAAAGGTAAAGGGGGGTACGGCCATCTCAAATACGAGGGGCGTTTCGTAGATGTTCACCGACTGGCTTTCTTTCTCGCCAATGGCCGATGGGCAGACCCCGAAACGCGTCACACCTGCGACATCCGGCTTTGCTTCAATCCGCGACATCTTATCGAGGGCACCCGTATCCAAAACGCTGCAGATGCGGTCGCCCGTCAGAGAACGTCGCGGGGAACTGATCGTCCAGAGTCGAAACTGAATGAGCATCTCGTGCGCAAGATGCGCGCCGAGCGTCCATCCTTCACCTATCGAGAATTGGGAGACAGATACGGCGTGTGCGAGATGGTGGCTTACGCGGTGGTCAACCGAAGAACATGGCGTCATGTTGAATAGCCTCATCCGAACGGGCTAAGTACTGATTGCGTGGTAATAGTCGGGGAAATCAATGGGACAAAAACTTGAGTCCCGGCATCCACTATGTCTTGGATCAAAATTCCTGAATTGTTGGCGATGAGCGTTCCAACTTCGAAAGGCGTGCCGTACATTTTGAAGGAAATTGCATCCCACCGCTCGCCCTTCGAGATGTAGATGACGCCAGAGGACGGCGGCACCGGGTTGACGTACTTCGAGACGAGTCCGGGTAGGACTGCGCCTGCACCGCCATCGGGGATGATTACGTTGGGCATTTAGTTCCACCTCGCAATCGTCGTCAGCGGCACGTTGTTGTAGTTGTTGGTGAACGGGATGCCGGACGGGGAGGCGGTAGCAGGCGAGACCACCAGCGTAGACCCTGGGGCCGGTGCCTGCGACGTCGTGAGGCCCGGAGGATTGACGGGTGCGCCAATCTGCGGGTTGCCGATGTACGTTGGAACCGGAGCGCCGCCTGGAAGCGGAGACGAGATCCACTCCGTAAGCTCGATATCCATCTCCGCAAATATCAGGTTGCCGT